GACACATTCCTCAAGAACGACCCACTCGTTGAACTACAGGTAATCGAGAAGCTATTAACACTCGGGTTGGTTACTCCAGAGCAAGCTATGGAAATGACCGACCTATCTCCTAACGGAAGCGAAGGAATCAGCTAAATGGAAACCCTATATATCGAAGCAGCATCAATCGAGTGCTCAGAAGAACGCCGTGAAATCTCAGGCAAGATTGTGCCGATGGGTACAGGCGAAATCGGCAACACTAACCTTGGCGGAGTTGTCTTTGAGGCTGGTTCTATCGACATCGCTGACATCTCAAAGATTCGGCTTCTATCCCAGCACGATATGAAGAAGCCAGTAGGTCGCATGACTGCAGCTGAGGTTCGTGCCGATGGCATCTATGCAACCTTTAAGCTTTCACGATCATCAGGTGGTAACGATGCACTCGTTATGGCACAAGAAGGACTCGTATCAGGACTCTCAATCGGTGCAGAGATTATTGCATCTAAACCATCACGCGATGGTCACACAGTCGTATCATCGGCTAAATTACGCGAAGTTTCTTTGGTAACAGAGCCAGCTTTCAAGTCGGCTCAGGTACTAGAGATTGCAGCAGAAGAAGTTCTTCCTGCTGAGGAAACCCAACCAGAAAGCGAGCCAAAAGTGGAAGAAACCACTCAGGTTGAAGCTCCAGCAGTTGAAGCAGCAGCAGTAGAAGCGGCTCGCCCAACAGTTGCGGCATCACACTATGTCAAAGAGCGCACAGCTCCAATCTCATCAACTCAGTACCTAGAGGCATCAATCAAGTCAGCACTTGGCGATGATGAAGCCCGCCGTACAGTTCGTGCAGCAGATGATTCAACATCTAATAACACAGGTTTGACACTCCCATCACACCTCAACACATTCATCACAGATACATTCACAGGTCGTCCAGCATTTGAGGCAGCTACACGCGGTTCACTTGCAGGTATTGATGGCATGAGCTTCACCGTTCCACGCCTTTATGTAAACGCATCAACCGCTGATGTAGCACCAACAGTTGCAGACACAAACGAAGGTGCAGCTCCATCAGAAACAGGTATGACATCTGCGTATGACACAATCAGCATCAACAAGTTTTCAGGATTGCAGCGCGTATCCTTCGAACTCGTAGATCGCTCATCACCAGCTTTCATGGAACTCATGATGGCAGAGCTTCGCAAGGCTTATGAGAAGGCTACAGATGCAGCCCTTCTTGCAGCTTTCGTTTCTGACGGAACAACTGCGGCAACAACTGCGGCAACTGCAGCAGGACTCCAGAGCTTCGTTTCAGTAGAAGGCGCAGCAGCTTACAAGGGAACTGGTGGCGATTTCGCTAACAAGCTTGTAGCTTCAACAGACCAATGGGCAGCTATCGCAGGATACGCAGACACAACTGGTCGCGCACTCTACTCAGCACAAGGCGCAACACAGAACGCATCAGGCAACGCAGTTGCTACAAGCGTTGTAGGTGGCGTACTTGGAACCGACCTCATCGTAGATCACAACATCACAACATCAGGAATCGTTGATAACTCAGCGTTCCTCGTTGCGCCAAGCTCCGTGTATACATGGGAGTCACCAACAACTCAGCTCCGTGTCAATGTCTTGACATCAGGCGAGATTGAAATCAACCTTTACGGTTACCTCGCTATCTACCTTGCTAAGTCAGGTAAGGGCGTTCGTAAGTTCAACCTTACATAATAGCAACACCCATTAGAACGGCTGGGGGCGAGTGCCCTTCTCGCTCCCAGCTCTTATGAAAGGATAGAGATGAGTTTAACAACAGTAGCCGAGCTTCGCTCAGCCCTTGGCGTTGGCACTCTCTATGCGGATGCAACGCTCCAAAGCGTATGTGATGCCGCTGATAATGTCCTATTACCTTTCATATGGGCTAACACTAATTCAATCATCGGGCATAGCAATACTGCTCACACAGGCACATCATATTTTGATTTTGATGTAACCGACACTTTCTATGTCGGCGAAAGCGTAGTAATCAGCGGTTCAGGTTCTAAGCACAACGGCAATAAGACAATCACCGAAGTAGGCGAGAAATCAATCACCTATGCAATCTCTGGCAACAATAACACCGCAAAGCCATACCATCCAATCAATCCTTTCGGCATAGTCGCTGCTGATACTTATCTAGATCCATCAACTGTTCCAGCTATTCAAGAAGCTTCCCTTATGGTCGCCATCTCTATCTGGACTAGCCGTCAAACAAACTCAGGCAACGGCATGAACCCAGACGGCTCAATCGGCAATATGTACGCCATGAGCTCCCAGCTTATCGCTCGCGTAAGAGGCTTACTAGCGCCTTACCTAGACCCTCGCTCAATGGTGGGCTAATGGCAGCTATATCAACCCTTAGAGGCGCTATCAAGACTGCCCTACTGGACAACTCCCTTTATCAAGTCTTTAGCTATCCACCAGCTACGCCTATTGCCAATTCAATTATTGTGACTCCTGCCGATCCATACATCGAGCCAACCAATAATGACCGCACATCTGTAGCACCTATGGCTAACTTTCGCCTGACTATCTTGACTCCTATGCTTGACAATGAAGGCAACCTTCTAGGCATCGAGAATGACATAGTTCGAGTCTTTCAATTATTAGATGCTTCTAGCATCGTGTTCAATGTAGGAAGCGTGAGCGCACCGAGCGTTCTATCTATCGCTTCTGGAGATTTGCTAACTTGCGATATTGCAATTAGCACACTTACGGAATGGAGCTAAGATGGACAATCTAGCAGAATGGACAAAGGAGCAGGCAGCCTTCCTCGAGAAGATTGGTCAGCTCCCACCAGCAACACCAGCACCAAAACCAACAACTAAGAAAGATGAGGAATAAACCGAATGGCAGTATATCTAAGCAATGGGGTAGTTCTAACTGTTAACTCGGTTGACCTATCTTCACTCGTTTCATCTGTAACAATCAACCGCTCATTTGATGAGCTTGAAGTAACCGCTATGGGCGATTCAGGTCACAAGTTTATCAAGGGTCTAGAAGCTTCTAGCATCACAATTGATTTCTTCAATGATGAGGCATCATCTAAGACACTTCAGACACTTAACTCAACATGGGGAACTAACACCACAGTTACAGTTAAGCAGACATCAGCCGTAGTATCAGCGACTAACCCACTTTACACAATGACTTGCCTAGTCAACAACATCACACCAATCAACGGTGCAGTTGGCGACCTTTCAACTCAGTCAGTAACTTGGAATGTATCAGGCGTAATTGCAGTAACAACCGCGTAATCTAAACAAAGGGGCAAAAAAATGGCAAAGCTAAAGGTAACAAGGGCAGACAACTCAGTAACAGAGTATGAAATTACTCCGCTGATTGAGTACGCCTTCGAGCAATATGCCAAGAAGGGCTTTCACAAAGCCTTACTAGAGGATCAGAAGCAGTCAGATATTTACTGGCTCTGCTGGGAATCTATTAGAAGGAGTGGCGAAACCGTATCGCCATTTGGTGAGAAGTTTCTTGAAACCCTAAAGGCGGTCGAAGTCCTAGACTCTGACCCTTTAGACTAGATCGGAACTCCGTCACTTATACCGCCGCAAGGTTGTCGTATGAGTACGGAGTTCCGTTCGAGTCGATAGTCAATCTATCACCGATGGCTTTCAAGGCACACGTAGAAGTATTAAAGGACTTAGCAAAGGAGCGCGACAATGCCAACAGAGCTCAAGGGCGCTCTCGCTCTTAGAAAAGCTCTCAAGCAGTTCGAGCCTGACTTAGCTAAAGAAACCAGCAAAGAATTAGCTCTAGCTATGAAGCCTGTTATCAATGCGGCTCGTGGCTTCTTACCTTCCAACGAGGAAACCCTAAGCGGATGGGTAAAAAATGTCGATGGCAATGGACGCTGGTCTGGTGATCGTGGGTATGAATTTGCAGATGCAAAACGCGGCATTACCTACAAAACTACTCCTTCTAAGGCGAATCGAAATGGCTTTAGGTCACTCGTAACTCTTTACAACAAAAGCGCAGCGGGAGCTATCTATGAAACCGCAGGGCGCAAGTCTGTATTAACTGGGAACTTCTCTCCTAGATTGGGCGGTCAACTCAAAGGTCGTGGGCAGAAGATGACTGGTCGAGTTCTTTTTAGAGCTTACGAAGAAAATAATGGCAAAGCTAGAGAAGCCGTTTTTAAGGCTATTGAAGGTGCGGCTAATAAATTAAATCTTAGGAGCACACTATGAGCAATATCCTAATCAGTTTAGCGGCTGAGTTTGTA